TTTGTTCCGTTTGTTCCGCATTGTTCCATGTGCATGGAACAGGGTTTTTGCAGTCTAAGTCCTTGATTTATATAGAGTTAGTTAGTCTATATATATAATTGTTCCATTGTTCCATATATATACACAACTACATTCTCATGCGAGGACTTGACAAAGTAAAGTTTTAGTTTATTCTCGAGAAAAAAGGAGTTCTTTTTCAAGCGTCATATTGCTGGAACAATGGAACAAAAGTCAATTTTGTTTTCTAAGTCGTTGTATCAGTTAAACTTTTCGCCGTTTTTCTTTTTGGAACAAGCGGAACAAAACAGCACTTCGCTGGAACAAGCCTTACAAAGTAAAGGAGAATCATCATATGGAAAGATGTTGTAGGTTATGCGGTGATGAGATAGCAGTCGGCAGATGGGAACTCGGCTACAAGTTCTGTTTGTCATGCGGTGATGAAGTAGCTAAAAAAGTAGTCCGTTGTGTTGTGCCAATGCACAAGTCTAACTATGTGTTGGTAACGGATCGTGATTTATTAACAGGTGTTAATACGAAAGGCGGGATAGTGAAATGATGGATTCAGCGTGGTTACTGTGGTTTATGTTGGTTGTGTTCATGATTAACTTAATTGTGGGGGTTATATGAGTATGCGTTCATTTGGCAAGGTTGGTAAAACATATTCTAGCTATGACGAAGCATTTAAAACGGCTGATTATGCAACACCGATTTGGCGGTGCGAAAACGATTATGACAGAGCAAAGCCGATATTAAGTTTTATGGTGGCTTTGATTATATTCGTCATGATTATGTGGGGATTTATTGAGGGGTTTGCAAAATGGATAAGCTAGGCAAACTAATTGATAGAAAAACAGGTCGGCAATTACATAGCGGTGATTGGTTGTTGCGTAAAGACTACAAAGGATTTACTCGCCATTATGAGTTGCTATCCCTTAACGAAACCAATACTAGGGTTCAGGTCAGAGAGTTAGATGGTGAGGATCGCTGGCTATACCATAGTTTTCCCCTAACGAAATTAGGATTGGATTGGGTGATGCTATGAGCCGACTTTTACAAAGGAGATTTAGTTATGACGGAAGAATTGATGTGGCAGTTGGTTGAGCAGTATGGCAAGGCAAGAGTGTTAGAAGTAATTAAACAATTTAAATACGAAACGAAAGGGTGCAAAAATGAGCAATACTTTGATGAGCAGTTACGAGTATTACAAGAGCAAGTGGGAAAACACGAAGCGGATTAGAGGTCGGGCGGTGGATTGCAAGCCGTTGGGTGATCGCCGTCGAACCCACGAAACTGTGGAAAAGCTAGATGGTGATGTGTATGCGTGTCGTTTATACAACACCGACTGTGTGAAGTATTACCCTGATGGGTCGGTAGGTATTCGGGTTGGCAGTTATGCAACACCCCTGACGGCGGAGTTTATCTATACTCACAGCCCCTTTAATTGCTTTAAACAATATAACAAGGTGTGGGTAAGCGTCAATACTACTGATACCAATAACACTATTAAATACCCTGTTCCCACAGGTAGCGGTGAGTTGCGGTTGATCGGTCGGGTTGAGGGCACTCAAGTTCTGTATGAACCAAGCGAGCCTGTTGTCATTAAGAAACAAGTTGTGGATAGAGCTAGGGCAAAGGAAGCTAGATCAAAGATACAAGGCTTTGTAGATTGGGCTAAGACTTTCAATAAATTATCAGATGGTTGGATACATAACGAAACGAGAGAGCAGTTCGGCAAATGCTCAGGTGGTTGGTGGCGAGCTAGTTGGGATTATGGGTTACCCGAAGGTTTGGTTTATAGCCAATGGGGTAGTGCCAATATAAATGTGGAGAAGGCTTACCAGTTTCTACAAACTTGTGATGATGATGGGTATATGCGTTTATATCTATCTATGTTTAATAATGCGGAACATGCAGTAGGAAATCGTATGGTTAAACAAATCCAAGCACTTGATGACAAGGGTAACCCAACAGGCAACACTATAAATTTGCATGACTTTCAATATACATGGGAACATGTCAAGCGGAAGATATATCAGATTGCCGACAATGCGGTAAATATTATGAAGGAAGTAGAAGTGCAAGCTGGTAGCAAAACCTTAACGAAGGTTGTGTAAAAGCTTGACAAAGATGTTGATAGATGTTATAATAGTTGTATAAGTTGTAGATGTATCGGTGTTTTATTAACAGTTGTTTATAAATTAGAAAGAGAGTGCGTATGTCAGTTATTAACTTTGGTCATTCGGTATCGTTGCGGGAGTTCGCACAAGGTATCGGTGTTGTAGGTAAAGATGTAACTATCATTGGTCAAGGCGAGCCGGGGATTGGTAAAAGCTCAATGCTAAAGGTGTTGGCACAAACTTATCCCGACTATGAGATAGCGTATGTGGATTGCACGCTATTGGACTTAGGCGACTTTGCCTTGCCATATACTGAAACTCATGGCGACATGAAGGTTACTAGGTTTGCCCCTAATGCTCGGTTCAAGATGCACTATGACAAGCCTGTGATTGTTATGTTAGACGAGATCGGTAAAGCTATGAAGGCGGTCAAGAATGTGCTATTGACTCTCATGCTAGAGCATAGGATTGGCGATAACTATTTACCCGAAGGCTCTATGGTGTTCGGCACTACTAACTTGTTATCAGATGGTGTCGGCGATATGTTAGAAGCTCATGCCCGTAATCGTGTGGCTTTGGTTACAGTTCGTAAACCTGATGCAGATGAGTGGATCGATTGGGCTCTCAAGAATGATATTGCACCCGAGGTTATTGCATGGGTCAAACAGTTCCCGCATGCCCTAGCGTCTTATACAGATGGCAGTCAAAAGGACAATCCGTATATCTTTAATCCTACTCGGGCTGGCATGGGTGCGGTTGTTACCCCTCGTTCATTGGAGAAAGCTAGTCATATTGCCAAGCGTAGGGCAGACTTGGGAGATAGCTTAACTATCAGCTTATTGACAGGCACGATCGGTGAATCAGCAAGCCGAGATATGCAAGCGTTCTTTACTGTGGTGGACAAGTTGCCAACATGGGAAAGCGTGATCGCAAGCCCAACGAGTGCCAAGTTGCCTGACGATGTGGTGGCTAAATGTATCTTGGTGTTTAGTGCTATCAGTCGGGTGGACAAGGAAACTCTCAGCAAGTGGATGCAGTATGTCAAGCGTATGGACATGGAGTGGCAAGCCCTGTTCGCTACAAGCGTGATGAAATCCCCTAAGCAAGCGTTCTGTGTCATGAATGGTGAGTTCAAAGATTGGGCTCTTAAAAACCAATGGCTATTCTAAATGTTGGTGATTATGTGCTGGTGGCTAACGATTGGGTTGGGGTTATTACGCAGTTAGGTTTTAACCCTAAGTATCACTTGGTCTTTCCTTTAGATAGAAGTAGTCCTATGTCTTTGCTCAGACACGAAAGCGAACTAACCAAGATTGATCCAGCGTTCAACAATTTATTAACAGATGTTTATAAGGAGAAAGATAATGGCTAAGTTATCAGCCGAGCAACGAGTTCAGCGTGCTCATGTGCAGTTGATGAAGAACCCCAATTATTGTTTGTATTCAGGTATCTTCATGATCGGGCAGACCGAAGTCAAAGATGATGTGCCAACAGCTTGCACGAATGGTCGAGATACATTCTATGGTCGTAGCTTTATCGACAAGCTAAGTGAGGTAAATGTGCGTGGTGTTATCTTGCATGAGAATCTACACAAAGCCTTCCGACATACGACAACATGGAAACATCTTTACAAAGAGCATGCTCAGTTGGCGAATATGGCATGCGACTATGTAATCAATCAGATGATCGTAGACTCAGACCCGCAAGCGGTTGAGGTTGGCTTACCCCCCGAAGGGTTGCTTGATCCGAAGTATCGGGGTTGGGATGCTGGCTCAGTCTATCGTGATCTCAAACAACAGGCAGACAAGGGTTCAGTCCATGTCAAAACAGTTGGGGATCAAGAAGGCAAGGATGTGCCTGTGCAAGAAGGTAGTGGCATGGGTGGCTTTGACTCGCATGATTGGGAAAGTGCAGATGGTATGACAGGCGAGGAGAAAGAGCAGTTGGCTAAGGATGTAGACCAAGCCTTGCGTCAAGGTTCAATACTCGCTGGCAAGATGAAGGGTAATGTGCCAAGAGAAGTTACTGATGCGTTGCAGTCTAAGGTTGATTGGCGAGAAGCCTTGCGTGAGTTTGTTAATTCATTCTGTGTGGACAAAGACGAATCGACATGGCGCAGACCATCTCGTAGGTGGATTGACCAAGATGTTTATATGCCTAGTCTTATCGGGGAAAGTGTGGGGCGTATCGTTGTGGGAATTGATATGTCAGGCTCTATCGGCACGAATGAGATCGGTCAGTTCTTGGGTGAGGTGCGTAAGATATGCGAAACAGTTAAGCCCGAAGGTATTGACCTGTTGTATTGGGATACTGATGTGTGCAGTCATGAGAAGTATGACCAAGACGACCTAGACAATCTACTCTCATCTACTAAACCAAGAGGCGGTGGTGGCACAGACCCCGCATGTATGCCTCGGTATATCAAGGCTCATAAGCTCAAGCCCGAGTGTGCGGTGATCTTAACCGATGGCTATGTATCTCAATGGGGTGATTGGGATTGCCCGACATTGTGGGGTATCACAACAGATGTAGTAAGTGCGGTAGGTAAGACAGTAAGAGTGCAGTAATTTATTAACAGGTGTTTATAAGGAGAGTGCGATGATTCAAAACAGTAGCATGTTGATAGACCTAAACATTTCGGTGTGGACTGGTCGCAAGATGGACAAGAAAGTGTCCGAGGAGATTGATGCAAGCAAGGGCACGCATGCTCGGGCTGGCAACTATCATAAAAAATTATTGGCTGGCACGCAAAAGCTCGATGAGTTAAACAAGCTGGTCAATAAGATTAGGACATGGCATTACCAACAGACCTTGCCATGGAGTGATGGTGGCAGTCGCTTGTTACCAATGCCAAACTTCTTTGACTATAAAGCGACGCTAGGTGATTACCAGATACAGTATGACGAAGCCGTTGATGAGTTCCTAGCTGATTACCCAACACTTGTGTCCGCAGCCGCATTTCAATTAGGTGATCTTTTTGACGGCAGCGAATATCCCGATGTCAGTTTGTTAAAGGACAAGTTCAAGTTCAAGTATGTGTTTTTACCTGTGCCTGATGTGGGGGACTTCCGTATTGATGTGGGTGAAGCATACAAAAACGAGTTGATGGAACAGTATCAGGGTTTCTACCAAACCAAGTTAAATGATGCTATGGCAGACGCATGGAATCGGTTGCATGATTGTCTAAGTCATATGAGTGATAAGTTAGCTGGCGAGGAGAAGCAGTTGTTTAGAGATTCATTGGTGGGTAATGCGGTGCAGTTGTGCGATTTACTTACACGATTGAATGTAACTTCAGACCCTAAGCTAGAAGCATGTAGAAAGAAGTTGGAGAGTGCGCTTTCAGGGCTCGGAGCTGATGACTTACGGAAAGACGATGATGTGCGTCTTGATGTGAAGTCTAAGGTTGATGAAATTCTAAGTATGTTCTAAGGAGAAAGTGATGGGGTATAGGTCGGTTGTATCGTTTTGCTTAAAAGTAAAAGAGCCTGAGAAGTTTGTAGCATTGGCTAGGTTGAAAGAAGATAGAGTAATCCAAGAAATACTAGAGCATATGTATTACGACGATGAAGGCTTGCTACATTTCCATGCGGATTATTGGAAATGGTATGACGAATCCGAGAGTGCCATGTCAGAGTTGATGTGCATGGCGGAAGACTATGACGGAGATTTCTGTTGCCGTTTTGCTAGGGTTGGTGAGAATACTGAGGACATAGAGGAAACAACATATGGCGATGATGGTTGGGATTTGGAATACCCATATGTAGTAAGAACTGTGGAGTCAGGGGTAACCAATGAAAGTAAGAAAGTAATTGATTAACAGGTGTTAATAAAAGGAGAGTGCAATGCTGTTGATAGAAAACCTAGATGATTTAGAAGACGCAGTATTAAAACAGTTGCTCATGGACTTTCGTAAGGTGCAAGTGAGTCGCTATCCGCTTAAAACTAAATACACTAAGAATAGTAATGTCATGGGATTTGTGGATAGCCGTTTTGAAACGGATAGATATAACAAAGAGAACATGCCAGCAATGATTTGGTGGGAAGAAAAAGATGGCAAGATACAATACACAGTAGAGTCTAGGCTAATTCAGAACGATAAATATGCGGCTTATAACGACGACTACCATACCCGCAGAACTAGCGACCCCAAGAAGTTGTTTAAGTATATGAAAGAATATGTCAAGCCATTTACTGCCCAAGAGATTGCCAATAGAACCCTGAAACAAGCAGACCAAGCATTTGATGCGTGGCAGTCGGACATGTATAGGAATGTTAGACGCACAGTAAACAATATAGACTTTGACGATATATTAGAAGAAGTTTGTAGATTAAAAGCAATCGGGGTTCAACCACAGACAGAAAGGTTTAAAAATGTATATGACAAAGGTGTTGAAGCATACCAATCGTATAAAGAAATACGCAACAAGAAGTTTAGCCGTATCCATGTATTTATCTGTAATGATGATTCCGTTACAATCACAACCCTACCCAATGCACCAAGCAAGGATAGCGGGGTGCAGATATATGAATCCATTGACAAGTCCCCTACCTACATACAGGAACAAGTTGGTATGTTACGCATGATGGATGCCGGCAAGATGGTTCCTCATGTCGGATTCAAAGCCAGCGATAAAGAGTTTTGGATTGAGGGTTTATCCCAATAAAATTTTCTACAAACCCCTTGATGTTTTTATGAATGTGCTATATATTATGGGTAAAGTAGGAAATAAAAATGACAAGAAAAAATTATACGCTTGGTGTTAATGTTGATGAAACAGGGAAGATTCAATACGCAATGCTGAACAATAATAGCAGTTGTGAAGCTACCTTTTTGGGCTATGACCACATGCCCCTCTTTGTGCATGAACGCATTGCACTCCTCAAAGTAATGGATGTTTACCAAGCCGTAATCATGGGCATAGGTAGAAAGTTATTTGGCGGTATGTATACGATTTATCTGAATCCAAAAGAATATAACGAACTATATAAGTTGAGAAAGAGTGCCGATGACACCCGAGAAGAAAGTCAAAAATGAAGTGGTCAAAGCCCTTAAAGCTGTGGGAGCGTATCACTTTTATCCTGTTGCTAGTGGCTATGGCGCCAGTGGGGTTCCTGATATTGTTGCTTGCCTTGCTGGACGCTTTATTGGTATTGAGTGTAAGGCGGGCAAAGGCAAACTTACTGCGCTACAAGAGAAGAATCTCGCAACCATCATGAACACAGGTGGTATTGCCGTTGCGGTCAATGAACATGGGATAGAACATTTAAAGATGCTACTCAAAATAAGCTTACCTCAAGCTGGAATTATTTACGATTTATTAAGGAGCAATGATGAGCGAGCGTGATGGTGGAAAAGGTGATGCGCCAAGACCTTTAGGTGTGCCGATGGAAGTATTCGATAAAAACTTTGAAACAATTTTTGGTAAGAAAAGGAAAACAAATGACGATTCTCAAGGAAGCCCACAACATAATCTATGGGGACAGGGAGAAGACTTACGGACACCCGAGTAAGAACTTAGGGACTATTGCGACCATGTGGAACGCATATACAAAAAATACAAACAACAGAGAACTCAACGCTAAAGATGTTGCCGCTTTAATGATGTTAGTTAAAGTTGCACGCTTTGCCAATGACCCCGACCATAAAGACAATTTAATAGATATTTGTGGATATGCGGCTTTGATTGAAAGATGCGACGAGGAACCAAATGGAAAGATCGAAGCCGAGTGATGGAACAAAGAAGCGTTTGATTCGCATAATGGGCGAAAGGTATGCGCTTACGATAAAGGGCATGATGAAGTTGCTTAGGTTAAGCGAAGGTCAGACCAAATGGTATATAGCTGAGTTGAAGCGGGACAACACAATTTATATTAAATATAGAACAGGGCATGTTGCTCACTACGCATTAAGGAGAGAAGAGTGAAACTAGAACGATTTGTAAACAGAATTAAAGCGGTTCAGGATAAATACGGATTGAACCCCATGACTTTGCTGGTG